GGGATCGTGTTTTTTAAATTCTGGTTTCTCAATTTCTAATTTTAACCATTCAGGAAGGGGCGCAATTTGCTCTGAAAACAAAACCCACCCATAGCGCCTTTTTGTTTTTGGATGCACGGAGGGATAAACGGCGATGTATCCATTGTGTTTTACATCTATTCCTTGGCAGAGTTTCCCTCTGTATCTTTTTCCAAGATCCGAATTAAAAATGTAGTGAGAGCCAATACCGGAGCCTGATTTTGCTTTAAGAGTTTTAGGCTCTCCGTACTCTTCCACATAAACGGCCCATGCTTCAAGCCCGCCTTGATCAATGTCAATCGCTACAAGGCCACTTTTTGCGAGGGACAACCCCCAATTACATCCCGGGAATTCTTTTTCCCACTTCATTAATTGCTTAATGTCGTTTGAGGCTTCTTCTAAATTATTTTTTATGCACGGCCTCTTTGATTCTTGCCCCAAAGGGAAAAGAAAAAAGCCGCGCACACAATACATCGAAAGTATTCGGCGCAAATCTATATTAGTCGTCATGGTTTATTCTCTTTTTAGATATCTCAAAGTACTCCTGTTCCTTCTCAATACCGACGAATCTAAATCCTTCGGACAGTGCTGCGAGACCTGTAGAACCACTTCCCATGAATGGATCGAACACTACATCATCAGGATCAGTATACGCTTTTATAAAGAACTCAGGAAGCCCTACTGGATAAGCGGCCGGATGCCCTAATGCCTCAGATTGAAAGGTTGGCAGTCTGTTGCCAGGATAAGCCATCCCTGCTGATACATCATTACCATCAACAGCAGACACATGACCTTGGCGTTGAGCCGCATTGGTGTTACCAGCGCCTTTGCCCTTTGCTTTGGGAACAGCCTTCGATTCATGCTTCACTGCATCTGGATTGAATTTCCATTCACCCTTGGTAAAATGATAAATTGGCTCAAATTGGTTCTTGAACCGTCGCGCCACCTGCTGAGGTATTCCGGCTCTTTCCCAACAAAACTCATCTGCATAATTCCATTGCCATTTGCGCGCATGGGCCAGCACCAGGTCAAATACATACAGCTCGCGTTTTATGCCTTCAGCATTAGGCTTGATGTTGCAAAAATACGAACCATCATTTTGTAGGTTGGCATAGATGTTTGTTGCAATGTCTTCATACCAATCCACATACTCATCAACGTGAATGGGTTTGAAAGATGATTCTTTATCATATTCCCGCTGTGACGCATACGGAGGCGATGTAACCACAAGGTTAATCATTTTTCCATCAAGAACCTTTGCGACATCGTTGAAGGATTTACAATCTCCACACATCAACCTGTGATTGCCCAATATCCAGACATCACCAACAATGGTCTTTGCTGTTTTAGGCATCTCAGGAACAGAGTCTTCATCCGTCAATCTAACGGATGGCACTGTCTCTAACAATCCATCCAAAAAATCATCATCAAATCCCAGTAACTCCAAGTTGAAGTTTTCTAGGTTGAGGTCTTCGATCTCCGCCTTCAGCATATTCATATCCCACCCTGCGTTTAGGGCGAGCTGGTTGTCTGCTATCACTAGGGCGCGTTGTTGGGCCTTTGTAAGATGGTCGAGGATAATTGCTGGCACTTCTTCCATGCCAAGCTTTCTTGCTGCCAGTAGGCGTCCATGTCCTGCAATGATGTCGTTTTTATCCGACACTAGAATAGGGTTTGTCCATCCAAACTCTCTAATGCTTGCCGCGATCTGCGCCACCTGTGCATCGCTGTGTGTGCGGCTATTCGATGCATATGGAATCAGCTTGGCAATGCTGATCTTTTCAATCTTAACGTCCATCAGTACCCTCCGTTAATCGTGCGCTTGTCGGCGCTCTCACCGATCAAGGTGAATGATTTTGTTTTAACTTCCCTTGTTCCCCAAGAGTGCATCTTATCTCCGCACCTATGGCAATCAAATGCATCGCCTTTACCTTCGCATTGAAAGCCGCAGAAGCAAGCAAACTTTGTTACCACCTCAATCATTGGACTCCGCCTTCACTTGGTCATAGCCTTCCAGCCAATCTTTGCTGCGCCTTGTGTCTCGCGTTAGTCCGCAGATTGCAGCTTCGCGGCCCTTCTGGAATTGCAATATATTTTCAGCCATAATCTTTCCGTTGCTTTCCACCTCAATAAGCTTTGCGAGGTAATGCTTACACTTCTCTAGGTCTTCTACACCGTTCTTGTCGAGATACCTTGCTAAGTATTTTATACAATTTCCTTGAAGGTAACCAGCAAATGCCTCTTTGGACATCCATGATTCCATTGCATCCCAGGGCTGCACTTCCTTTGATGTGTAGTGGTCACCGCCTACTTGGTGGTCATTAGGGTGCGTCATCGTCGTTCTCCCCTTCAAATGGATCATAGCCCTTTAGCATGGCATCGACTGCAACCATTATAGGCCCAGTGATGTTTACCTTTCCAGATTCCATCTTGCGGATGGTGGTCGCACCTGTTGTCTGTGACAGGCGCAACGCGTCAGCCATATCGCTTAGGCTGTAGCCTAAATATATCCTTGCTAGTTTAAGCTTCGATGGAGTCATTTATCGCCTCCATCTCTGCCCTGATCTTCTGCAATGAATGAACGATGGTGCTGTGGTCGCGGTTCATAATTCGTCCGATAGCCAGCGTTGAATAGCCCTTGTTTCTCATCCTTAAAACGCACATGCGCCTTACTTTCATAAGTGGCCCAACTTTGCTTTTGCCCAGAATGTCTTCAACTGTGTAGCCATATAGCTCTGCTATGGCGTCCATCTCTGCCAGGTTGCGTTCTTTGGGTGTCATGCCTCCTGCAGCCCTTTGAGCCACATCATTTCTTCCAGGCTCTCCAATGGCTGCTCGTCGAAGTGAACCATCTCCTGACGCAGTTCGATATGCTGATGCTCATGTATGTCAGGGCCATTGCCACGGAAGTTTTTACCAAAGCGTGACATTGCCCATTCGCGTTGCTGGCGGTCACGCTCTGCGTTGAACGCCTTCAGTGCGTCGATGGCGGCTTCGGCTAATTCTGTGAGGCTCTTGGTCATTTTATTCTCCGTATTGGCGAGGCTGGGCCTCTGGTGGGTGGTGGCCGAAGCCCCCGTTAGATTAAGCTGGATAAATTTTGTATCGGCCATCATATGTTTTACAAAACACTAAGCAGGAATTTTCGCCCGTCACGCTATCATTTTGCCACCATTTATATGGTATGCAGTGATAACCCTGCGCTTTCAAATAATTTATGCAATCCGCTACCGAAGGAAAAACCTTACCCATTATGCCTTCCAGTATTTTGATGGGTTGGCTTGCTGATGACGCAAGGCTGCAACATCATATCCAGCGCGGATTGCCTCAGGTGAATTTGGTTCGCTGTTCAAAATGATTTTTACTGCGGCGGCAATTTGTTGCTCGATAGTCATTTCAGTCTCCTTGTTGGCGGGATGATTCCCTTGCTGATGCCCCCTTATAAAAAGAGCTGTTTATTCTGTAAAGCGTTTTTTTCATTTAATTACGCTTTTTGTCGTTTTGCGTGTTCAATCGCAGCAATCGCCCAGGCTTCGGGTGCGCCCTTATATCGCCCCTTAGCCCAGTTATTGCGTATATCATCCAGTGATATGCTTCCGAGGTCATATTTTATCAGGTCGCACATCAAGCTGGTTGCCGCACTGCCGTTAGCCTTGGCCAATTTGAAGGTTGCTCCGCAGTTCTGCCAGTTCTTCAGCCGTGACGTATTCTTTGGGCGGAACATAATCTCTGTGGTGCAGCATCAACAGATATTCGGCTCGCATCAATTTGCGTCTACGCGCCCTGCCTTCTTCCTGCACAACGGAATCGATCTCAGCAGGGGTTGGCATAAACTTGCAAGTCCGCAGCAATTTAAGAAACGCACCGCGCAGATCGACCAGTGGATAGATTCGCAATGTCATCCAGTATAATTCCAGCCGCTCCGATTCTTCCTCTTGGCTGCGCTTTTGGCTGGCAGTGGCTAGTGCAAGCTTCGCAATCATCACTTCGACCTGTTCACGCTCTGGCATTGGTGGGCGCGGCGCATCCACATACTGTTGCAATGTCTCAGCAGACTTAGGCCCAATCGTCGGCAAATCGCTCCCCATCAGCAGATCGTTTAGCTTGGCTGGCAAGGACGGCTCTGACCATTGGGTTAGTTGGCTCTGTTGCGTGTTGGCTATTTCCTGCATTTTTCGCGCCTTTCGGTTCGTATATATCCAGCCAGCCGTTGATTGTCGAACGGTCTAGCAATTCGTTGATGTCATATCCTGCTAAGTGCAAGGCTTCCAGCTTGGTGAGCGCCCTTGCTTTCGCTCTATCGGTTAATGGGCGCTTGCGCTGCTTCCTCATCTCCACCCAACCCTGCCAAGCCTCTATTGGCAACCAGAGAGGAAACCCCTCTATAATTACATATGGTTTATTATTTGTGTTTATATCTGGTATAGGTTCGCCCTTCTGGGCAATTTCATTTGCCCCTGAGGGCAAGTCGGATTTTCCTAGTGGGCAAGTCGGCGCATACCACTTTGTTCGATCATAGGCGGACTTGTTATAACAGCCGCTAACAATCAATCCGTCATCTTCTAGCTTGGTTAAAGCCGTCCTGATTTGCTTCAGTGTCAAATATGGAAACAATTCACCGAAAGCGACGATTGAGTTATAAGTCCAGATATATCCATCATGGATGTGCTTATTGTTGGCTGCATTGACCTCAGCCCAAAATAATATGTTTTGATATATTGTGGCGGCGTTCAAGCCAACTTGCTTGGCGATAACCGGATCAAAGCTATGGCGGCTCATTGCAAAGCCCCTTGCTTGATGGTTCTGTGGCGTGTATTACTCATTACAGCGATGCCTCCTGGATCTAGGCGTTGTTAGAGCGGGTCGAGTGCCTTACTACCTTTCGGCGCTCCCCGCTCGCTCTTACATAACTCAAAACGCGCATTAGTAAAACATAATTTTTGCGACTAATTGACCAGCCATACGCTTCAGCGTATCTTGCGCGGATTGGTTTTCTCCTTACCAACACAAACTTTGGGTGGCTTCGGTCACCCTTTTTTCATTTGGTCTCACGAAGCTGGTGGTAGGGGAATAGCGCAATAAAGACAGCGCGGCGCAAAGGCCAATCCCTGACAACGACTCCCTTCACGTCTTCCGTAATTTGGATTCCGTTTTCGACATATTCGAAATCAGATTTATAGCCAACGCGCCGTCCATTGCTGTGTTTTAGCTGTTTGCCGTTGATGACGAACCAGTATTGCGGGTGGATGATTAGGTCACTGATAGCTCCAGCCACTTGCAGATCGTGTAACTCGTTGCACCTGATAGCCTCTCGCTTGCTATCGTGGGTGTGACCAGCGCTGCACTGAGACTTTACAGCGCGATATTTGCCGAAGCGTCTCATGTGGTGGTTTTTTGCTCAACCAACCGGTTCAGCGCTTCATTAGCCAGCAGCCATGCACCAAGCGTCGGTTCGTTGCGTTTGCTTTTCCAATTAGATAGGGTGACGCGGGTCAGGCCAGCTTCATTCGCTATCTGATAAGCCCTGATCTTGTGCGTCCTGGCAAGGTCATAAAACTCTGCAATCGCTTGGTCTACATTTGTCATTTTAAACTTTCTTTCAGTTGGTGATAAAAAACGCTTTTAATCTTATGCGAATTGATTACAAGGGCTTTGGCAAATAAAAAAGGAGATACCAAATGCCAGTGCATAAAAAGATTAACGAAGCGCGGATTGCTTTCCACGCATTACCGCTCAAAAAGTCCGGACATAACACGTTTGCTGGATACAAATATTTCGAGCTTGCCGACTTTGTGATTCCAGCCCTTCGCATCTTTAACGATGTTGGGCTTTGCGCGATCATCAGCTTTTCGGAAACCACAGCGTCGATGCACATTGTCGATGTAGAAGATGGTTCGCAGGTTATCATTCACAGCCCAATGGGTTCAGCCAATCTTAAAGGTTGCCACGAGATACAGAACATTGGCGCTTGTGAGACCTACTCCACCCGCTACCTCTGGACAGCAGCCCTTTGCATCGTCGAGCATGATGCTTTGGATGCTACCACAGGCAAGAGCGAACCAGCGCCACGGGTTAAGTTTATCAGCGACGAACAGTTTGCTGAATTGCAAGCCTTGGTGGACGCAACCAAGACCGACTTGGCTTTGCTCTGCAAGCATTACAAAATCAGCGCACTCAAGGAATTGCAGGAAACCCGCTTCGATGCGGTTAAGGCTGCATTAGAAAAGAAACTAGCATGACAGACGCAGCTATTATCCAGAGGTCAGCCGAATGGTACGCAGCACGTTGTGGAAGCCTTGGCGCTTCACAACTGGCAGACGCACTAGCCAAGACTAAATCAGGCTGGGGAGCGTCACGCGCTAACCTTCGTGCCACGCTTGTAGTCGAACGGCTTACGGGTCAGCAGGAGGAAGGCTTTATCCGCAGTGCAGCGATGCAATGGGGAGTTGATAAGGAAGAAGAAGCACGCATCGCCTACAGCTTCATTACAGGACACGATGTCACTGAGGTAGGGCTATATAAGCACCCGACCATTATCGGCTCCCACGCCAGCCCTGACGGGCTTGTAGCAGATGATGGCTGCATTGAGATTAAGTGCCCTAATTCTGCCACACATATAGAAACACTAAAGAGCAATCAGATTGCCCATAAGTATTTGCTTCAGATGCAATGGCAAATGGCTTGCGCTGATCGGCAGTGGTGCGACTTTGTGAGTTTCGATCCACGGATGCCAGACCATCTTATGCTTTACATTCAGCGAGTGCAGCGCGACAACGATATGCTGGCTATCTTGGAATCAGAGGTTGCTGCATTTCTTGTAGAAGTTGATGAAGACGTAAAAGCGTTATCGAAACTAGGAGACCAGTAATGTCACAGAACGAAAGAATTTTAGACCACCTGCGTAACGTTGGAACAATCCGCCCAATGACAGCATGGAACGACCTTGGCATCTATCGCCTTGCCTCACGGATTAATGATCTGCGAAAGGCTGGGCATAAGATCAACACCAAAAAGGTCGAGGTGGTCAATCGCTGGGGTGAATCTACCTATATCGCTGAGTATAGCCTGGAACTTGAAGATGCGATTGAGGTTGCCAAGTAGGGATTGAGTGTGTATGGTTCGAACATGACATACAAAAACAACATTGATCCACAGGTTTTGAAAGAACTTGTTTCATATGATTATGACACAGGTTTTCTAAGCTGGAAGCCACGGCCCTTAGAAATGTTTTGTGATGAGCGTGCCTGGAAGGTTTGGAACACCAGATACGCCAATAAAAAAATCACATCTAATAGGCGCGGATATATTGGAATCAGAATTATGGGCGAAAACTATTTTGCTCATCGGGTGATATGGGCAATGCATTATGCAGAATGGCCTAAAAATCAAATTGACCACATTAATGGAAAGACTGATGATAATCGTTTGGACAATTTAAGAGATGTTGGAAATTCAGTTAACCACCGAAACCTAAAGCTCCCTTCAAATAACACGAGCGGAAGAATCGGCGTCTGTTTTTATAAAAAAACGGGTAAATGGAAAGCTGAGATTACGGTTAATAAAAAATATATATTTATTGGTATGTTTGATAAATTTGATGATGCCTGTGCTGCCAGAAAACAAGCTGAAGAAGCGCATGGCTTTTTAGAAACGCATGGACGGACTGGGTTCCCAAGTTGTGTAGAAAGAGGGCGGACATGGGAATCAAACCAAAAGAAAAAAAGAGATTCTTTAATTGCATAGCAGAGCTTCCATGTTTGGTCTGTGGATCACAATCCACTATCCATCATGTAACTGGATATGCCGATAAAATTGGACGAGCATCACGAAGGGATGACAGAGTTGTTCCGCTTTGCCCAAGGCATCATCAAATTCAATGGGGGCCAAAAGAAAGCGTTGAGGCCATTGGACACAGAGGATTTTATATAATGCATGGCATTGATCTTATGGCTGAAGCAGAAAAACTAGCCGATAAATTTTTAGAGATTAAAGAGGCTCAAGACAAGTGACGCAAACAGTCTGGCTTCGTGGTGAATATCAAAGGCGATTGGCTCACCAGTTAATCGACAAGGCTCCACAGGATGCAGTCGTCAAGATCAGCGCAGCAAAGCGCAGTGACGATCAGAACGCAAAGATGTGGGCCATGCTGTCAGACATTAGTCGGGCTGCACCAGAAGAAAGACATCACATACCAGAAGTTTGGAAGTGCATATTTATGGCAGCATTGGGGCATGAAGTGATGTTCACAATGGGCCTAAACGACCAGCCTTTCCCAGTAGGCTTTAAAACATCAAAGCTAACCAAGGCTCAGATGTCGGATTTAATCGAGTTTGTGTATGCGTATGGGGCGCAACATAACGTAAAATGGAGTGAAGAATATGAGTGAACCACACAGTGAGCAGCTTCGCCTTTTAATTGAGCGCATTGAGCGTTTGAACGAAGATAAGAAAAGCATTAGCGACGACATCCGCGATGTTTACAACGAAACAAAAGCGCATGGTTATGATGCTAAAATTGTTCGCGCAGTGATCCGCCTTCGCGCAATGGAATCAAATGAACGCGCAGAATATCAAGCCATTCTCGACACATATCTAACCGCTCTTGGTCTATAAAAGGAAACACCAATGCAATTAATCACAATTTCAGGAAACGTAGGAAAAGATGCAGAGTTGCGCGATACACGCGACAGCAAGGTTCTCAGCTTCAACGTTGGCGTTAAGAACGGATTCGGCAAAGATGCTGGCAGCGTTTGGTATCGGTGCAGCTTGTGGGGCAAGGCCGCAGAGGCATTCTCTGGAAGCCTAAAGAAAGGCACTAAGGTCTTCATCACAGGCGAACTGACGCACGACGAATACGAAGGCAAGCCGCAATTCAATGTCCGCGTCGGCAGCATTGACACAGCGCCGCGATCTGAAGCTGGTTCAAGCCAGGTAAGTAATTCACATAGTCAGAATCAGCACACCACGTTTGATGATGACCTTGAAGATTCCGTGCCGTTTTAGGTTGGAGATAAAGCATGGCACGAGGATCAAGGCTTAACTTAGACCACCGACGCAAAGCACCGCCCATGAGCAGCCGCCAGGAATGGCTCAGTCGGCATCATAACGAATCGGTGGCACTATCCAGCAAAGCACTTTTGAAGGCTCAACTGACAACAGGTCAGCACGCACTAGACAAAGAGCGCTTTGTGCAGACAGCAATCGACTATGGCTGGATTTTGCAGATACCAGCACGCTTGCTGGCATAACGGGAAAGGGCGGGTTTGCATTAGCAGCCCGTCTTTTTTTATGCGTTATGCAAAAAACGCTTTACATATAAAACGAGCATTTTTATAAACGTGAACAGGGGTAGATGCCCCGCCATTTAGGAGTTTTGATTATGACCATTCGTGAAATTATCCAGTCGCAGCCATTGAGTGAAGTTATCAGCGGCATTGCAATGGCAGTCGTCCTGCCCATCCTGCTTATCGCATTGATGGTGGTGCTACCATGATAAAGCCAGCACAAGCAGCCCCTATGGGCAAGACGCACAGAGTTTCATCCGATAGCGCATGGCCTTTGAGGGGCGCAGATGGAAAGACGTTTGCAGAACGCCGTAGGGAACAGGAGAAAGCAAATGTCGAACAGACACAATAGCCCTTGGGATGCAGAATTAATTGCTAGGGCGGCAGGTTTAAAACGCGCTGGATTTACCTCCAAAGCTATAGCCCAGAAATTAGGCGTGACCACTAAAGCAGTAGATGGCAAAATGTTTAGGACAGGAGTTAAGTCACCACCACATATTATCAATAAGCGTAAAGCTATGCAGGAGCAAAGCAAATGACCAAAAGACTTTCACTAGGTGGGCGGCTGCGCATGGCGGCGGCTTGCCCTGATGCTAACGCGCAACTTCTGAGTGAAGCGGCTGACGCCATCGAACAGCACGAAGCTTTCCGCCAAGAGGTGAGCGATGCGATAGTGGATTATTTCGGGGCGCATTTGGTTGCAGAAGATGGCGGCGATGCGCTTGCTAGACTTGTCGTCCCCGCGCCCAAGCCTGACCCGCTAGTGGAGGCGATGGTCGATTGCGGCGTTGACCGCTTTGAAAGCTGGGCAGACCAACTCCGCGTCGCACTGGAAGCCCGTGGCTTTGAGATAAGGGAGAAGAACGATGACTGAATATCATACCACCAAGGACATAATCATTCCCACAGGGACGGTGCTAAGTCCGCCGCCGACACATAGCACACGGTGGTGTAGCGACTATGACGCGCCTGTTGCACTTGGGAAAGACCATTGCGGATATTTCAGCGTGGATATTGCCGAGGGCATTGATGCTGGCTGGATTGAGATAAGGGAAAAGGGGCAATGAGCGACACTGCATATAGCGGGCAGCGCGCTTACAAGGACATGACAGACGAGGAACTGCAAGGGTTTGTCGTTGGCGGCTATAAAGGAGCCGTGTCCGCCGTCAATGCTATACCAGCCAGCGAAGAAATAAGGAGGCGGCTACAACTGGCCGCCGCTGGCTTTGAGATAAGGGAGCAAAGAAAATGATGATTGATATAAAACTAAATGTAGATCAGCTAGACGGCATTGTCCGCGCATGGCTGAAGGAAACACTAAAGTCAGTGCAGTATAACGCAGCAGCGCATTACGTTCATCCAGAAGATGCTGAGACATACAAAAAAGACATTCAATCTCTTAAATGGCTTCTAGAATATATTGGTGAAGATTAACCTACCTCTAGCATTTCATCGATACTGCAACATTTTGGCATCGCACCGCTGCCTGTTACATTCTCCAAGTTCGATATGATAATCTATGCGCTGCATCTCTCGCTTAGATCGGTAGCCCTTTTTATGATCCCACGAGTTTGATGGGGCCAAGGTTCTATGCGTTTCAATGTCGCAACCTGGCTCCTCTTTAAAAGTCTTGTGGTGTATGTGCCCGCAGTGCCAGACGCGGTATTCAGTTTCCGCCCAATCCTTCGGTCGATCTACCGCCATGATTAATGGTAGATTTGCTCCCTTTGTCCCATCACCATGATGAGAGGCAATCAGGTTATTGCCGAAGCGCATAAACTTAAACGCTGAATTGTCCAGATCGACGGTGACACGGGGTTCGTTATGAAAGTAAAACGATATAGCCATCGCCGTGGCAAAGGCTGCGTCTGGATTGTGATTCCCTGGCATAATCCAAACAACAACGTTCTGATGCTTTTCTAAGAGCCGCAATGTGCAATGCACAAGCGCCATAGCACCTGTGTGCATAACCTTACCGTATGACGCTGTAACGTGCATCTGGTGATGGCTGGCAGGTGTTTGATTGCTACTATCATTGGCATGATGGAAATCACCAACGTCAAGCAATAGGGCTGTGCCGCTGTTAGGTGCTGAAGCGCATAGAAAATCAATAGAGGTTGTCAGCAACTTAGTTGATATATCAGTATTGTATTCTGCACCCGTCTGTTCTGCCTCTGCGTACATTCCGTGGTGCTGGTCACCTATTGGATAGACTGAAAGGAGGTTTGCATCATCAATAGATGGTGGAGCCACAAGTGGAGCTAAACCTTTTAATGGCTCACATAAATCACGAACAAACTTTTCGAAAAACTCTTTTTGCTGTTCATGGCTAAGAGATGCTTTAACCCACTGCCCAGTAGGCTTGCCTTCCTTGTTGTAATAGGTGCTGACGCCCTTAGCTACATAGCCTTCGGGCACTGGCCTAGTGAAGTCATGTTCTGGTGAGTAACCAGATCGGGCAGCTTTCTTTATGACCGCGTTGTAAGCATCGCTGGCAGCGCCTTTATTAATACCTAATGCAAGTGACGCAGCCATTGCGCTTCCATGCAAGTTGACTGCTTCTAGCACTTCGCGCTGGCGAGGCGTAGCGTATGCAAGCAACGCTTCATCAATTTTTAATGGAAGTCCCATTTAGCTGCCTTTCGGACAGTCCTGCTCACAGAGACAAGTGAAAACGCTATTATGCAGCTCGACTTCGGCTACCGTTTCAGGCGTGTCTTGCGTTGCGTCATAGGTGATAGGTTTTGCGATAGCGCAGTAACTATTTACGGGAACGGTCGAAACGGTCGCGCAGCCGCTCAGTGCGCTCAGGATCAGGAATAACGATGGCAGCTTCGCCCAGTGCAATTTGCTCATTGATAGCCTCGTTCATTTCCTTGACAGTTTCCTGACGCCCTTGCCGCTTCCAACGATGCTCTGCCCAAGCTCCCAACAGCTTGTTTAGAACACCCAGCAAGAGCGTCAGGAACTTCATTACTCAGCGGCCTCAGCGATAGGCTGCTTGCTGACAAAAGACCAGATAGCAACGCCAATGGTTGCTACCGCACCAGCCAACAGGTCAACCGTCGCACCGTCGATGAGGCCTTTTCCTGCCATATAGCCAAAGCCAGCCGCAGCCACAGTACGAACGATTCCAAATAATTGTTCCTTCTTCATGTCGTTTTCCTTTACGCTTCATTGGTGGAAACAGAACCACCGTTCAAATATACTGGCTTGCCAATGACAGGCTCACCTTTAGGCCAGCGCGATGCAACAAGACGGGACTTGCCCAGCTTCATTACATTAACAGCATTGGATTGATTACCACCCAACACATAATAGAATCCAGCGTCTTCGCCAACATAGAAGCCAACGTGACCACCGCCAGCGCGATCAAAGACTAAGATAGCACCTGGTGCTAGTCTATCGCGGCGCAGCAATGAACCATAGTCAGACCATGCCTTTGCACGCATATAGAACTTAGGATAAGACAGGTTAGATTCCTGCATACAACGAGCAACAAAGACACCACACCAAGGCGTTTCGTCATCGCTCCACCAAGCGTTTAGCTTTCCCAGCCAGCGAATAATCGTCTGGTTATGACGTGGGCCTGGAATCTCTTTCAGCCCGTCATAAGACCTTGCGATCTTCATCCAGCTAGGTTCACTCATAACAGTCCCAATTTAGTGCCTATAAAGCCTGCCACAGCCATAACCAAAGCCAAGATGAATCTATCCACCCAAGCGTTAGTTTCTTTCGTTTTAGGCGCTGCAAGCTCTAATGCAGATATACGATCTTCAATCTTACCAATAGCCTTGAATGCACGTTCCATTGCGTCAGCCGTTTGCGCTTGGCGTTCTTCTACAAGAGCCAGCTTGGTTATTGCCTTTGATAGTTCATTCACAGCGATTTTCATATCAACCACATCGCTGTGAAGCATATCTATTTTAACGGTTAGTACGCTTGCTTCACTCACGGCTTATACCTTATCATTTGATGCAGTCTGGCAATAAGATTACAGCGTTTGCGTAATGCTGCGTTAATGTCTGCATAACTATTAAACACAATTAAAAAGGTAGCGCCACAAATGTTGGCGCAACAAAGGATACAGCACCAGCCGCGACTGTAGCATTGGCAGCAACATCAATGACAGCAGTTGCATCATTGCGGTTGATCGAAACAATCTTTTTCGTTCCCGCAACGCCAGCAATGGCTATGTATTGCCCTTCTTCAACGTTAATAAGGGTGCTTAATGTAATAGCAGTTGAGCCGTTAGTGGTGTTCGCGGTTGTGGTTGGTAAAGTTCCCGCTGTGCCTGAAACACTGCATTTCCACCCAGCGCCAGCGGCTGAGTTGAATATAACATCTCCAGCGTTCCATGTACCTAATGTGGGGGAAACCGTATTGTAAGAAATGCGTGATCCATACATCTGCGTAGCTGCATTCGATGCAAAGACGCGTGGCGCTAAAGAGCAGTTGCTTTCTAGGTTGTTGTATATGTTTAAGTTGTAAAACGGATTGCTACCCGCACGATCAATGGCGCGGGTAAAGCCAGAGAATGTATTTCCGTAAATAGACAATCTACGTCCGCAGTCTTGGAAAAAATTAACGCCAACACATGACGTTCCATCTTTAAATGAATACCGGTTATTGCAAATTGTCAAATTGTCAGAATTAAAAATATAAGTGGCGTTCGAATTTGCAGTGCCGCTGGATATAGAAATTGTGTTGCCAGATACGATAGTGTCTACAGCGCAAGAAATTATGATATAAGTATATGCTGTTACAGCATCACCTGAAGTGTCACAAATAATAGAGTTGTTAGACAGCGTGGTACGATATGCCTGTCTTGTGCCATACGTCCCGTTTGCGGGGGCGCTATCTCCGTCAATTCTAATTGCACGATGCGTGTTTAAAGGTGCGCTGTGGGCCGTGAAAAACACGCTATTGCCATCAATAACGGTATCTTCAACAAACCTAAACAGCGATATTCCTTCAAGGCATTTTAGAATGCGGTTTGACGACACTACGTTTTTCTTGGCAGATCGCGCCAATGTTACGCCATAAACGCCAATTCCCGCAGAAAACCCACTGACAATATTGCCAGAAATAATATTTCCAACTGTGTCGACAGCTTCAATTCCGTAACCGATAGTTGCCGTTCCATCGCGCTCTATAGTGTTTCCGCAAATGTCCCACCCATTTGAGTTCAGCGAGATTCCAAAAGAAACTGAGCTAGACCCTTTGCATCGAATGGTATTGCTTGACATAATGCTACGGGTATCAACATTTGTATTTGCAGCAGTCCAATCGCGCCACTCAATCCCCATGCGATAGGTTTCAATTATATTATCCGCGACAATTACCTGACCGCGCTGCGCTGGAGTTGCATCAGTGTTGTTTGCGCTAATACCGTTAAACAAAGTATATGCTGCGTCATTAGTAATAGTGTTACCGGAAAATGTAATTCGGTCGCCCCACTCTGTAGACGTTAGTCCGCCATTGCGGATATAGTTCCCAACAACCTTAGTTCCAACGGTACGGCTGAACCAGCTAACACCGACTAAACGGCAATTAGTTACCGATATGTTTTGGGTAGTCTGATTAATTGCCCCGCCAGTGTAACCAGCCGTGATTGGCCCATTACCATAAGTTGTGGTATCGTATTCTATCCCAAGCCCGTCAATAGTGACATTATCCGCACCATACGGAATATTAATGACGCCTATACCGGCTGACCCAGAGATTTTTGCTATTGTCCCAGGCCCAAAGTAAGACCCGTTAGCTTGTGCAGTCACCATCGAAACCATATAGCTTCCGGTGCTCTCAGGGAAATACACCGCATCAGAAGCATCAAATGCAGCCTGAATAGCGGCTGTATCATCCGTAACGCCATCACCGACAGCGCCAAAGTCTTTGACTGAAACAGTTTGTGACAGTTTGTCAGCTACAGTATACCCGCTAGTTAGAGCGCCAGTAAATGGTGGCTGGTATTCAATACTAGCAGCACCAACGCCAAGCCCAGTTCCTTCCGGAAAACTATAAACAAACAAGTCTTTGCTGTCATTTACAGTAATAGAAAAGTCCGGTGCGTTCACATAAAGCTGCGTTGGCGTTCCATTACGATAAACGTATCCACCACTTGTAATAAGTGGCTGGCTCGCTGTAATCGTTAGAGCTTCGTCATAATAGACTTGCAGCGGGTTCGTCACAGGATCAAGGTTAGCAACACCAATGTAGATGTTACCATTGTCGAGCGGCTGTCCATCGCGGTCATAAAAGACAGGATACGGAACTTGGATAGAAATGGCTGCCATTAGAACTTAATCCCTTGCGTCTTTGAGCTTATAGCTGAAATTATGTTACTGCGAAAGGTCATTGTGGCATTTCTACAGTTGGTGCTGCCATAGGTGTTTCTGGCCCAGTTGCTTCTGTTGCGATAACTGACGCAGAAGTAGCTGGAGCAGATTTAACTACGGCCTTTAAATAGTCCTTAGCCTTGTCACCCTTAAGACCAATAGTCGCAATAAAGCTACGGAATGGCTTGCTCATTGACACCTGATTGATGACGCGATCAGACGCATCGCCTTTGGTGGCCACATCATTCAGCAATCCTTGGAACTCAGGGCTGGAGAACATCTTGCCAGCAGCGCGAATGGCATCTGGATTGCCTTTTGTCATTGCTTGCATAATATCAGGCATAACAGCGCCAACGATAGGGCCACCCATGCCAGCAGCAGCTCCAACAGCACGTTTAGCCATAGTGCTATCCATGATGCGAGCAATTAAGCCTTCAGCGTTTAGCGATTCGACTAGCGCCTGATTTGCTTTACCTGTGGTAATTACATTGGCACGAGCCTCAGTGATGCGCTTCGATACCTGATACAAGTCACGGAGCGTGTCAGATGCTTTAGGGCCAAGGGCTTGCACAATTTCCTTGTATACTTGCGGGTTGGCACGAAGCTTTGGATATATGTCCGCAAACTCTGAGAAACCAAATCCACCCCTTTCAGCACCACGTCCTGAACGTGCGACAGATGCAAGCGCAGTTGCCACGACTTCCTTGCGGAGATCGTCAGGCACAGTTTTCATGAGCCGTGCAAAGTCTCCAGCCTCGCCCTTTGCACCGCTAGTGATAGCTGAACGCATCTTGTTGGCGATGCCGCCTTCTAGGTCTGTGCCAAAGGCGTTGACAATGCGGTCACCAAGTGCGCGTTCTTTTGCGTAGATAAGGTTAGCGCCACGCAATTCCCGACGGACTTCTTCGCCAGCAACACGGCCAACATTATCAAGTTGGTCTCTAGAAAGTGCGGCGTAAAGACGCTTCAGTGTTGCTTCGTCTAATGAACCATAAGTTGATTCTTGACGCTTTAAGGCTTTACCAATTTGACTTTTTTCACGAGCTAAACGACCATACTTGATTGGTTCTTTGCTTTTAACGAGAGCCATCAGTTTTTCTTCTGAAGCCGTCAATCCCTTTTCACCGACTTCGCTAACAATAACTGCTAGTTCATCGCGTAGATTATCCATCTGCACGATAGTCTGTTTTGGAACAAGCGTATCAACTCGTTTATAAATCTCATCAGCTTGGTCGTTTAATGCTTTGCGAGTAGTTGTCAGGTTATCTTTCACGCGCTGAGATACAACGCCTGGAGCAATAGCGCCTTCCACAAACTGTGCGTCAAACTCGCGCATGATGTTATCGGCTTGATCGACAGCGTTAGTTACTGCTGTTCTGAATCCTGCTTCAGCTTCACTGCCAGCAAGAGAGCGCGTCAATCCAACAGCCGCACGCACCTGTGGGTTGTCAGAAAAGACATCAGCAGGCACATCAATGCCAAGGCGCTCTGCTGCTGCTTTTGCTTCAGGGTTGATCTGCGCTTGTTCAGCTAGTTTGATTTGAGCATTCTTGGCTGCGCCGCCAGTTCCAGATGCTTTATTGATTAGCGTGCCAAGTTCAGCAGCCGCTTCTTCTGGAGCTACTGCCGCAACGGGTGGAGCAGCAGCCTCAATAGGCGCAGCCATGCCAGCAGCAGGAACCTCTGGAACCACACCAGCCACAGGAGGAACCACACCGCCATCAGGCGCTGGAGCTACATTGCCACCACCGCCCAAGAATCGCTGCGCTAATGCACCAGTTCCTGCGCCAGTGGTAAGGCCAACAACTGCTGGCAATACGCGTTCCATGATAGCAGCGTCAGGCGCAGCTTCGCCGGCACCGTATAGGCCACCATAGATTCCGCCACGCACAGCTTCGCCAGCAATCGTACCACCTGGGCCAACACGGGAAAGAGGTGATAGAGCTCCACCGATGACTTCGCCTGCCATTGTCGTGATAGGATACTGCTGTTGAGCAAACTCACCAGCCGCTTGCAATTTTGCAGCCGATTCTGGAGACACCAAGGCCAATGCTTCTTCAGCAAGGTTGCCAGTTAATCCGCGTATTGAACCAGCAGCAGCAGCAGCACCCATGCCTGGGCCTGCGCCTTCACGAACACCAGAGCGATTTGGCGTGAATCTTATCTGACGATTTGGGTCAGACCGAAGCGCCTCAATGGTTTCAGGTGGAAGTGGCTCAGTGCCTAACTGAATGGTAAGGGCGTTAATCTCATCAATGGATTTTCCGCTTTGCCATGCGCCCTGAAGAAGGCTTGCAATCTCAATGTCGCGGTCTGTAGCTATGCGGTCGCCCTGAGCTACTTCTAATGCGGGAACACCTCTTGGCCCAGCTTCAGGTGCAGCAGCAGCCGCCGCTTGTTGGAACAATGGCTTAATAACGTTATCAAATTCTTCGGCCAGAGGCCCAGCTTGAAGACGCGCAGCTTCAATCGCTCGATTCAATCGTTGATTTTTAACTTCGATTTCTTGTTCCGTATCACCATACTGCGGGAAATACGAAAGCGTTTGACCGATAAGCTGCTCACGATTGTAAGCCGCACCAGTGCCAAGCGTTAAGAGGCCATCAAGAATATCAACCTGCGCGTCCGTGACTGTGCGTCTTTCTGGCCCTGCAAGGCTACGGGTGACAATGCCCTCACCAAGAACATTGCGGGATAGCGTTTCAAACAGTCCAGCTTGCTGCGCCTCTGGCTCTGTAGCTATGACATTTTGAATGTCGTTAGCGCCGCCAGCAATACGGCTTAGTAAAGTCAAGACCTTGCTCTGCGCCTCTGTTGGCTTTGCATCTCGCTTAACTTCTGGATCAGCGGGGCCGCCAGGAATAAACTCTAATGTCCCTTCCTCAGTGAACTTAAAACCACTGGGTGCTTTTTCAGGCTTCTCTGGCTTTTCAGGAGCGGGAGGCACATAGATACCACCTGGCACTTGCTGCACCTGATTAGGCTTCGCAACAACAGGAGAGCTATCCCACCAATTTTCTTGAGCAGCCATCAATCAATCTCCAAAACGTCGCCGTGATCCACTAATGTCTGGAGCCTTGCCCCAGCCTGGATAAGTTACATGAATTGCGCCTTTGTTGCTAGGTGCAACGCGAGCGCCTGGATACTTTTGCTTTATCAAACTAATTGCCTGAGCCATCGTCATATTACCAGGCGGTATAAAATCTATAGCATCACCAGCAGGATGATAACCAACGCCAGTCTTTGTTAAGCCCTGCGCCTTCAACGATGCCTGATGCTTTTGCGTCCTAAATCCACTTGTTGGAGTAAACCCTAGAGCGCCCAAGTCCTTAACTGGGTCTATATTACTTCCCTTGAAAGTTACCAGACGGAGTAGCCGTCTGACCTCCTGGCTTTGTTCTGATGGAGCCGTCTGGAGCCTCATATGTAGCACCAGAAGGTAATCTGTCGAAGTCTGCTTTCGTGGTTGGCTTTGGCAATGGGCCTTTTTGCACATTGGTAGGCATAGGCCGCCCGCCCAAGATTGCCTGAAGCTCATCTGGTGTTCCGCTAAAGAAACCACCATTAGGAAGACTTACGGAAATCTTCGTGCGATCACGCTTCAAAGCTTCTTTGAACTCAGCGCTTCCAGGCTCTAAACCTTCTGCAATTAAGTTTTTAACAATCGAAGTGTCGAGCTTAACGTCTGTACCGAAAATCTTTTCATGCGCCTCACCGCCACCATAATTATAAATGATGGTCGATAGCACAGCTTCACGCGCTTTCGGGTCAGTGGTTGTATTGTACGTAGCTTTCGCTCGCTCGAATGTCTGAGCCAAATCTGGGCGATTTGAGTTATTCAATGCCTCAATACGCTCGTCGAACAACTTATTTACATCTTCGGGTCGATTCTCTCTGTTGAGAATAAAGGCAGTTTGCGACGCTTCAAGAATGGCCCTCTGGTCACCTTCGCCCATTGTCTTACGATAGCCTTCAACCTGCTCTTTCGCCTCTGGATACTTCAGATAAAAGCTCGCAAAAGATTGCGTGTCTGGCTTTTCCATAAGCGCAGCCAAATCCGTTTGAAGGCTTTTCTGCCTTTCAAGTTTAGCTCGACGATCTTGTTCAGCACGCTGCAGTGCAACGGACTCCAAGAACATCTGCCTCGGATCAGAGGCAATAGAATAGTCTCTAGCCACTAGAATAGTCCTTTGATTGGGTTACTAACTGCGCCCAATATGTCGCTATACATCTTACCCTTAGCCAAGGCTCCACCAGCCTGCGCTTCGCCACGCTGACCAAGAAGGTTTGCAATGTTACCAGCAGCGCTCATTCCAGCCGCGCCTACACCAGCAGCGGATTGCTGGCCTAACTGTGTCAATCCGCCCAAGCGACCATACTGCTGCTCAAGGAACTGATTCAACAACTGAGGACGGAACTGCGCCAATGCTCCTTGCACGTTACCGC